CAACTCCTGCAAATGGAGCGGGAGGTGGCGGTGGTGGCTTGGGATATAGGAATAACTTCGCTGTAACTGCTGGAAATTCTTATACTCTAAGAGTTGGGGGGCAAGAAGAATCAAGTTTTTTTATTAATGATGGCACAATGAGTGGGTTAGGTGGTGTAAGTGGACAGTCAGGTGGTGGCGGTGTAGGTGGCGCATTTAATGGTGATGGTGGAGGCCCCGGAGCAGAGGGGGGTAACTCATCTGGGAATGGAGGAGGTGGCGGTGGCGCTGGAGGATATTCCCAAGGCGGTGGCAGGGGAGGAAGCGGTGCATCTACTACCTCAGATAGAGGTGGTGGAGGTGGTGGCGGCGTTGGCTTACTTGGTTCTGGAACAAGTGGTTCTGGAGGAACTGGAGGAACTGGTCAAGATGGTTTAAGCGGGTTTGGTGGTGCTGGCGGTGGTGGAGAAGCTGGAGGGCAACTTAGTCCGGGAAATGGTGGCGGTGGTGGTTCTTTAGGTGGAAACGGAGCAATAGCAAACTCTAGTATTGGAGGCAATGGAGGATTGTATGGTGGTGGTGGCGGTGGAAATGGAAATGGAACGAGTTTAGGAGGCTTCGGTGGGGGTGGAGCAGTCCGAATTATTTGGCCCGGAACAACAAGGCAATTCCCTTCAACAAACACAGGAAATATATAGGAGAAAAAAATATGTCATTCTTAATTAAACTAGAAAACAACATCCCAACAGGAAATGCAGTTGATGAATTAAACTTTAGAATGCTATTTCCAAAAACGTCATTTCCATCTTTATTAACTTCAGAAGTCGTTGAGCCATTTTGTTTTGGAATGTATGATTTTTCCAGTCAACCTAATCTGGAAAGATACGAGAAAGCTATCGAAGCAACTCCTATTAAAAATGAATTTGGAGTATTCATTCAATCTTGGGATATTGTTTCTATGTCAGATGAAGAAAAAAGCAAGGTTGATTATTTGAATTCTAACATGGTTAGGAGGGAAAGGAACTATAAGTTAATGGAGTGTGATTGGACGCAACTACAAGATGCTCCAGTTAATTCGCAAGATTGGGTTAGTTATAGGAATGCATTGAGAGAGTTGCCTTCGCAAGTTGGTTTTCCTTGGGATATTATTTGGCCTTTAAAACCTGAATAAAAAGTAATTGACTAAAATTTAATATAATTTAGAAATTTAAATAATATGGCACAAGTACCTTCCAGATCTGATTCAAAAAACAATTTGTTATCTAAAATAGTTGCAAATACGTCAGGTATTTTGCCAATAAAAGGTGATAGTGAATGGAATTTATTGTATAAAATAACAGCTAATACAGCAAATGGTGGCGGTGGAGGAACTGGTGATGGTGCTACAGGGGCTACTGGAGTAACAGGATTAACTGGTGCTACTGGTGCAATTGGATTAACTGGAGCTACTGGATTACAAGGAGATATTGGTTCCACTGGATTAACTGGTGCGACAGGATTACAAGGCATTCAAGGTGCAACAGGAGTTGGAACTCAGGGTTCGACAGGTGCAACTGGGCTTGCTCCAGATACATCTGCGTTTGTTCAGAAATCAGGCGACACGATGACTGGAAAACTTAATTTGCCAGCATCAACAACATTATCAGCACCAGTTAATATTGGAACTGGTTCCGCTCCTACCTCTCCAATTAATGGTGATGTTTGGCTTACAGGATCAAATTTAACATGGAAGGGAACCTCTACGGATATTCAAGAAGCTGCTGCCTTAAAAAAAGCAAACATTTTTACACGGATGCAAGCAATCCAGCTTGGCGCAACTGACACAGGAATTGGATTAAAAATCACAAATTTAGGGTCTGGTGAATCTTTGAGAATTGAAGACGAATCTCCAGAATCAACGCCATTTGTGGTATCTAACACTGGCAGAGTCGGCGTTGGCGTAACCCCAGATGCAACAGTTGCACTTTCGGTTGATACAAGCGGAATTAAATTCGGTGACGGCACTATTCAGACTACTGCCTCTATTGCGGGAGCTACAGGAGCGACTGGAATCGGCGCGACTGGAGCCACAGGAGTAGCTGGAGTTGACGGATCGACTGGCGCAACTGGAATACAAGGTAATGTAGGAGCAAGCGGAGCAACAGGTTTAAATGGCGCAGACGGAAGTACTGGCGCAACTGGTATTCAAGGTGATGTTGGATCTACTGGATTAACTGGATCTACTGGTCTTCAAGGTGATGCAGGAGCTACTGGAATAGATGGATCAACTGGGGCTACAGGATTGCAAGGTGATATTGGTTCAACAGGTGCAACTGGAATCCAAGGAGATACTGGTTCCACTGGATTAACTGGTGACCCTGGAGCAACGGGTTCTACTGGCATTCAAGGAGATATTGGTTCAACTGGCTCCACTGGAATTCAAGGTGATGTCGGAGCAACTGGACTTACAGGAGCAACTGGCATTGAAGGAGCAACTGGACTTCAAGGATCTACTGGAGAAACTGGTTCTACTGGTATTTCTGGATTAAATGGAGCCACAGGATTAACTGGCGCAACTGGTATTCAAGGCGATGTTGGTGCGACAGGATTAGATGGATCTACGGGTGCTACTGGTTTAAATGGATTAGATGGTGCAACTGGTTTTACAGGAGCAACTGGGATTCAAGGGGATGTCGGAGCAACTGGTTCAACTGGTTCAACTGGCTTAGATGGCGCAACTGGTTCAACTGGTATTTCTGGAACAGATGGAGCGACTGGAGCCACTGGGGTTCAAGGGGATGTTGGAGCCACTGGTATCCAAGGAGATGTAGGTGCAACAGGAGCTACTGGAGTTATTGGTGACGTTGGAGCAACGGGCGCAACTGGAATTCAAGGTGATGTTGGGGCAACAGGTTCCACTGGGATCTCTGGAATAAATGGAGCTACTGGGGCTACAGGAATAACTGGAAACAATGGAGATACTGGTTCTACTGGAGCTACTGGATTACAAGGAGATATTGGTTCCACTGGATTAACTGGTGACACTGGGGCAACGGGTTCTACTGGAATACAAGGAGATACTGGTGACGCAGGAGCGACAGGAGCTACTGGATTAGAAGGAGCAACTGGACTTACAGGAGAAACTGGACTTACAGGAGCAACTGGTGCTACTGGAGAAACTGGTGCTACTGGATTAGATGGAAGCACGGGAGCTACAGGACTTGAAGGAGCTACAGGTTTGGAAGGTGCAACTGGAGCTACTGGGATTCAAGGTGATATTGGTGCAACAGGAGCTACTGGAGTTATTGGTGACGCAGGAGCGACAGGAGCGACAGGACTCACGGGTGCAACTGGATTAGATGGAGCAACTGGAGCTACAGGTGACGTTGGAGCAACTGGTTCTACTGGAGCCACAGGTGTAGCTGGAACAGACGGAGCTACGGGTTCTACTGGCGTTGATGGTGCTACAGGCGCAACTGGCGTTGCTGGAACAGACGGAGCAACAGGAGCTACTGGTGCTACTGGTGCTACTGGATTGGAAGGAGCAACTGGTTTAGTTGGATCAACTGGAGCTACAGGTCTAGAAGGGTCTACTGGTGCAACTGGTGCTGGCGCAACTGGCGCAACTGGTTTAGTTGGAGCTACAGGTTTAGCTGGACAATCTGCTACTTTTTATAATTATCAAGCTGATGCAAATCAAACAAGTGGAGTTCCAACAACTGGACACTTATTCTGGAATAACGCATCACAGGTTTCAGCAACATCTATAACACTATCGCACATCGATGCGCTTGGTAACGACATTGATGTTTTCTTCCCGCTATTTAAAACTGGGGACACTTTTGTCATTCAAGATCAAAGTAACTCAAATAATTTCCAGACATGGGAAATTAGCGCAACACCAACAATTGTATTAAATAGTTACATTTCAATTCCATCAACATTGGTCACTTCTGCTGGAACAGGAACAACTGGGTTTGCTAATAACCACCAACTTATATTTGCAATAGTATCTAGTGGTTTAGTTGGTGCGACAGGATTGACTGGAGCAACTGGTTTAAATGGAGCCACAGGTGCAACTGGTTCAACTCCTGCAAATATTGTTCTTTCAGACACGACTGCGGCTCAAGGCGGGACTCAACTGCTTAACATGGTGCAAATCACTCAAGGGGCATACAACGCAATTGGCACTCCAACCCCTAACACGCTTTACATCATCGTCGGATGAAATTAACCGATTCCAATGCGGGAGAAGTGGGAACTAGCAATGTAACTGCAATTGCGTCTGCAACTGCGGCGTTTCGTCAGATTTTGTGTTACGCCGCGACAACTATTTCGCAAGCGATTACTGGTGCAATAGGGCTAATTAAGAACGGGGCTGGTCAATTAACTCTATCTGGAGTCTGCAACTATACTGGGGCGACTCAAATCAACGCTGGAACGCTTGAAGTTACAAACGCATCTACCTTAAACGGAGTAATTAGCGGATCGGGAACATTAAGGAAATCTGGAACGGCAATTTTAACAATAGGTGGGAACAATACTTACTCTGGAGGGACATCGTATTTCGCTGGAGGAACAAGTGCCTATATATTATTTACATCGAGCAATGCTTTTGGAACGGGACTTCTTACTGTGTCTAACGCTGTAGGACGCATCGACACAGGGAGTAGTGTAACCCTACCTAACGATTTTCAATTAAATACTGCAATTCAGATTCGCACACTCGGAGCAAACACGATAACTATTACGGGTAATATTGCAGGGGGCGGAAACTTGACCAAATCGGGCAACGGAACCCTTATTCTGTCTGGAACATTAACCTACACAGGGCAAACAATTATTACGGGATTGTTGCGAGCGTTCCGAACAACTGGAGCGTCAACCGCGACTGCAACATTTAACGCGACTGGCTTATTCGTTGCTGTTTCGTTCAATGTTTCACCTCCATCTGGAGTTACAACTTTCCGATTTTTCCAAGGCTCGACAGCAAACACTTGGGGCGTAGGGACACTTACAGGAGTTCCTGCTGGAACAACGGCAACTTATAATTCAACAAACTCAACCCTTTCAGTTACAGTCCCATGATCATTACTCCAAGTGCAAATAGCTGGTCATACGACGATTCTGTAGGAAAATGGAAATTGGTATATGAAGATAAAACAATTATTTTCTACCAACAAACAGACCAATCCATTGCCACGCCACAAACATTATTTGTAGGGACTCACGAAGAATGTGAAAAACACATCGTGGATTTTGGATTGCATTTTCCAGACACAAAGGAAACCGAGGAAACAGAATGAGCGACAACTCTTTTAACGCTAGTATGACAGGTATGCTTGCAACATCCACATCAATTGCTATTTCCTACTTGCCAGAAATTGAGCAATGGTTGAGATTAGCATCTCTTTGTATGGGTATTTTAGTAGGTGCGGGATCTCTTGCTATAATAATTAAAAATTGGAGCAAAAGAAGTTCTTAATAAATAATGTTATTTAAAAATACATCTTGTTATAAATACTGTATTGTTTTTATAACGCTTTTACTTAGTGGATGCATATCAATTCCAATACCTCCCAATGGAGAGAATGCTGGATCACTAGGATATTTGACTTTGACATTTGGTTATAAATTCCCTAGAATGAATACTGAAATATATAACTCACCAACAATTAGAGATAAATAATATGAAAATTCTTAACGTAATTCTTGACCACCTTAGCCAGAATTCTACATGGAGGGGTTTGCTTTTGATTGCAACAGCAGTTGGGGTAAAATTAAACCCAGAGCTTCAGACTCAAATCATTACAACTGGGTTGTCCGCAGTAGGATTGATTAACGTGATCCGAAAAGGTAAATGAGTTCAATCCTCCCAAAAGGGAAGCCGCAACAAAAGCGAGAAGAGTCAGAATCCATTCTGACAAAGTTTTCTGTTAGCGATAATGTTTCCTTACTTGGAATCCGTGGATATTATTCTGAAACATTTCAGCCATCAGGAAACCAAAGGGGCGTTTACGATGATGCTATTTTTGTTATTTCTCCTGATGCATATGTTTCATTCAATGCTAACACAGATCCTTCGATTTTCAGAAAAGGAATAGCTACACTAAAGGCTGGAGTTCATAGGTTCAAGAAGGGCAAACATGGTTTGTCTAAACCAGGTGGTGGTTATCCAGCGTTACGTGCAGCTAATGCAAATGAAGAGTTGCCAGTGACAAGAGATGAAGAAGGCGACTCACTTGGCATTGCTATCAATATTCATAAGGGTGGATATGGAACCACAAGTTCATTGGGTTGCCAGACAATATATCCTGACCAATGGGATGCTTTTATTAATTTAGTTTATACTGAAATGGATAGGTATAAACAAAAAACAATTCCATATTTACTAATAGAAAAATAAAACAATGACACCAGAAGAATTGCAGAAAGCTCTTGATGATGCCGTAACAAAAGAAGCAAAATTTAGAAAAAATAAAATGGATAGGGAAGCTGCTGCTATGGAGGAAGAAAAAAACAAAAGTGGGTGGCAGAAATTTGTTGAAAGTTGGACAACTACACCTAAAACTAAGCCAAAAATAAATAACGATCCTCTAGGTAGAGATTTAACTAAAGCTGAAATTCTAGCGAGGGCAGCTAGGGGTGAAAAATAAAACAATTTGTTTCGCATAATTATGTCAAACACTGATAGTCTCGAAAAAGAAATCCAATTGTTAAAGGCAGCATTAAATCAATGCCTCAAAGCTAGACAGATTTCTCATGTTAAAAAAATCATTAAAGAAGTAATGAAGTGAAAACAAAAACTGCCACAATTCCTATACGTAGTGAAAAGTGGAAAGTTTTCTTTAAGCCTCCACCAAAAACAGCAGATGGAGCTATTGGTTTCTGCATATTTGATCAGAGAAAAATCTACGTTACTCCAGATGAAGATTGTCTTGGAACAATGATCCACGAATTGCTTCACGCTTTATTCCCGCAGCTTAATGAAGAAGCAATAGTGGAAGCTGAAACAGTATTAATGATTGGGTTATCCAAGTTTCCACAAGAGTATTTACTTGACGAAGATGGGGCAATTGAACTATGAGCTTAAAATACGAACAACATAACTCACTTAAAAAGACACAAAGTTTTTTGCGTGATTTAATGTTTACTGATACCCGACCAAAAACTGTAAAAGAATTAAAGGCTAGAGCTTATTCATGCTTGCGACACTTTCCACACCTAAAAGAAAATGGTGAACCAATGTTTTCGCAAGATGGCTTCTCAGATGAAACAAAATAAAACTAAAAGAAAACCAATCGGCGCAGTAGTCATCTCTGACTTGCACGTTGGATCAACAGTTGCTCTTTGGCCTCCAGATGGGGAACTGAGTAGCGGAAACGTGGTGGGATTTGGAAAGAACTATCACCAAAAATGGTTGTGGGATGTATGGCAACACACAATTAAGACTGCTTGCGAGCATTTTGGCAGTGATCCTTGGGTTCTTATTTGCAATGGAGACTTAATGGATGGTGTTCACCACCACAACACAGAGGTTACAGCAGCCATTGAAGCTGACCACATGGAAGCATCTGTTAAATGTATCAAGTTGCTATCCGAAAAAGCACAGGAAACCTACGTTGTACGTGGAACTGAATGTCACACTAAAGAATTTGAAAAGGTAATAGCTCAAAAATTAGGCGCAGTTTATTGTGGCGACACAGGGTTGCTGGAGATTCACGGCACATTGCTTGACGTGAAGCACCATACAACTACATCAGGAAGGGCTTACCTTGAAGCTGGTGGCATGTCTATTGCAATGGGCAACGCTAGGCTTAACTACGCAAGAGTGGACCATCGTATCCCAAAAGTATTTATAAGGGCACACAGACACGTTGGAGGAGTATATACAGACGGGTCTGCTGCAATAGTAATCACTGGAGCATATCAATTGCTAACTCGATGGGGGAAAAAGGTAGTAGGAGATTCAGTTTGCCGTCCAGCATTCGCTATTCTCGATTGGCGAAACAAACCACAAAATTCATTGCCAGCTATATCACTCCCAACATATGACCCTCGCCAAGAAGCAATCACTATTGTCTAACAATAAAGTAATGGAGTCAGCATGGGATGCTTTCTTTTTTGAAGGTCAAAGAAACCTAATTGATGAATTAAAGAAGGAAGGATGGATGCCTACTTTTGAGCTTTGCCAAAAACTTAAAATTAAAAAGAGCGCATGCCTCGACAAGATGAAAAAAGACGAAAGATTTGAAAGTAGAAAATTTAAAGTTTTTCATCTTGGATCTACAAGACATATATCATTCTTCAGGTTCAAGAAGTAAAAGAGAAGGGAGGGGAACAACCCCCTCCCTTCCAATGAACACATAACATAAACGCACCATCAGAACACGAAACGAATGATGCGTAGTTAATTTAACTAATTAATTAAAATAGTCAATAGGATATTGAATTTCTATTTCAGTTTTTTCTTCTTCGTAATGTTTAACTTTTTCTTGGTCTGTTTCGAGGATGATTTTCCATGGCTCGTCGCCTTCGATAATCCCGCTTCTGTGGAGAAAATCGAGGCAGTCTTTAATTGATCCAGCAAAGTTGTCTGGATCGAGGGGTTTGACCCTGTGACCTGTGAATTTGATTCGCACCCTTTCCTGCAAGCCTCCCATGCTATCTTTTTTTCTTTGAGTTGAACTGCCCAATGCTGACGCTTTGTTACATTCAACGAAGGTGTCCTGTAGTTTATAGTTATCTTTATTGAGTTCATCTTTTAATTCATGTTTCTTTTGCGTTATACGCCTCTCCACGATGTTTTCATAGATAGACCCATGGTTTGCCTTCAAGAATCCACCAGAGGCATTAGGGAACATTTTACGAAGTTCAACTTCAGTCATACAAGGTAGCCCATTTCCCTAGCCCACTTGCCGTTTGATTCTATTTTAATATGGCATGGTCTGCATACAGACATAAATGTTTCTGCGTTGCACATATTCAAACCCCTGCGTTCCTTGTGATGGATATCCGTTGCTGAAACACCGCAGACTTCACAAAACATATGCAGCATCATGTATTCTTTTCTCACTTTTGAATACTCCATGAGCTTCTTCTTGTGCTTGGAAGAAACTTTATTCATGGGTTTCTTGGACCTAAGCATTCTTGTCTGCTCTTTCTTGTGCCTGACTGTCAGAATATGACAGTTTGTGGTATCTAGCTTTTAGTTTTGCAATATTCATTTCAATGCATGTTTCGCGCGTTAGTCCAACTGCTTGACGAAATCCTTCCAAAAAGAATTCAATGTCTCCTAGTTCTTCTAAAACATTTTCCATATCTAGTGGTTTTCGGTAGATGGTTGACTTTTTAACCGCATCTAACAGTTCTCCCGCTTCTCCGCTCAAGCCTAAAACCATGTGTATTAGGTGACATTCTGCTGGAGTAATTTCGGATTTGATTTGATCTCCAGATTTCAATAGTGCTTTTACGAATTCATTATAGTTCATTTAGTTTGTTTTGGATGCGCTCAACCCAGTCTAAGGAATGGATCTTTTTTGGTTTCGGTTTACTTACTTTCTTAACTCTCTTCACCCTGTAAATATCAGGGATTGGAGAAATATCTAATGTCATTTCATGTGTAATAAAAGAGTGATTGTTCTTGCACCTTTTAGTTCTTCTAACAAAACTTAACCCATCGTTAGTTTCAAGTGATCTACTCTCCGTAGTCTCTAATTTTTCACTACAATTCTGACACTTCATTAGAAATATATTGACCTACATGTAGAGTCGTGTCAATATAACAGTTCAATGAACATAAAAGTAGAAGATAAACTTGCTGATTATCTCGATGACGAAGAGTCAATATTATTAGCTGATGGGTTTGATGATGCTTTCTTAGGAATAGGAAGGCAATTTGGAAAACCATTTGCAATTTATGACAAAGAAAGATGTTTGAGAATATTGCAGGAAACCATGAGCGAAGAAGAAGCTATTGAATATTTTTCATTCAATGTGGAGGGAGCTTGGGTTGGTGAAAAGACACCAATATTTTTGGAATTTTTATAATGGAAATAAAAAAAGTAAATCCACCTGATCTTGCAGCGTGGATCAATATTGGGAACGCCAATTCAGACATAACACTTGCTAAATCTTCATATGAAAAAAAAGATTATGTGGACTGCTGCATGTGGATTGACATGGCAATCGTAGAACTAATGAACGCTTACGCTAGAATAAAAAAAGATAATAACATACAATGAAACATACATATCATATACTCGGATTACCGCATACAGTTACAAGTAAAGAGTTTAACGCATGCGCTTATACTCAAAAGGTTTGGAAGTTTGCAAAAATGGCTACAGCAAATGGTCATAATGTAATACATTACGGACATGAAGACTCAGATCCAATCTGTGCTGAACACGTTCCAGTATTAACGAACGATGACTTCATGCGTGTCTATGGAACGCATGACTGGAAGAGTAAATTTTTTACGTACAATACTCAAGACGATGCCTATCAAACCTTCTACAAAAACGCTATTCGTGAGATAGGTTTTAGAAAGAAAAAGTATGACTTTATTCTTCCATTTTGGGGCAGCGGAGTACGACCTATATGCGATGCACATCAAGACCTTATAACAGTTGAACCAGGAATAGGGTATGCGGGGGGTCACTGGGCGCGATGGAAGGTGTGGGAATCCTATGCAATTTACCATGCTTATTGTGGCATGAAAAATGTTGGGACGTGTCAGCAAGATTGGTACGATGTTGTTATTCCGAACTACTTTGAAGTAGAAGATTTCGACTTCAACGCTAAGAAAGAAGATTACTTTTTATATTTGGGCAGGGTGTACAATGGCAAAGGAGTTGATGTAGCTATTCAAGCGACTGAAAAAGCTGGAGTTAAACTTGTTATCGCTGGACAAAAAGAAGAAGGATACAAACTTCCTGACCATGTTGAGTATGTTGGCTACGCAAATGTAGCAACTCGAAAAAAACTAATGGCTAATGCGAAGGCATCATTTTTACCCTCAATGTATGTTGAGCCATTTGGTGGAGTTCAAATAGAAAACTTATTGTCTGGCACTCCTACAATAACCACCGATTGGGGATCATTTGCTGAAAATAATCTACATGGAGTAACGGGGTTTAGGTGTCGGACCATGGGTGATTTTGTGGATGCGGTCGAAAATATCGACCAGATTAAGCCAGAGAATTGCAGGAAATGGGGAGAAAACTTCTCACTTGAAAATGTTTGGCCTCGTTATGAAAAGTATTTTGAGGACGTGCTTGATGTATATCAAGGCAAAGGATGGTACTCAGATGGGAACAACATTAACGCAATGAGTATGGAGTACCCAATTAAATGAAACGAATAATTGATGTTGGGTGTGGTCCAGCAATCTATGTGAAAGCACTGCGAGATTGTGGATTTATTGTGGATGGCATTGACCCTGATCCATTGTGTCCCGAAAAGGTTGTAAGCATGTTTGATTACTCTGTTGAGGAAAGATATGACATGGCACTTTGCTTGGAGGTTGCGGAACATATCGACCCATATGAAGCGGATTATGTGGTTGATAAGCTGATAGAATTAGCTCCAGTCATTATGTTTTCTGCGGCACTTCCAGGGCAAGGTGGTCATGGGCATATCAACTGCCAGCCAAAAGAATACTGGGAGCATAAATTTGGATGCAAAAATTATGTTCTCGATAAAGAATTGACTGAGAAATTCCGTGACTTCATGCGTCAAGGATACCACATGGGATGGTTGCTCAATAACATTCAGATATTCCGTGCATATGGTAGTGTGTGCTATGAGTCCATAATAAAAGAAGAGACTCCACAGGCTATTCGTGTGGCAGAGTGGGTGAGCAAAAATATAAATCAGCTATGCAAGTAAAACTGATAAGCGTCACCAAACCCTGTGTAGAAGGAATCAACACGGCAGAGGAACTTGTCGCATATTGTGCGAGAGTTTCAAATCCAAGTAACCAATTAAATACTTCAACATCATCAAAGTTGTTGAGGTATTGCGCCGACCACCATCATTGGTCAATCTTTGAGATGGTAAATATGTGCTGTGAGATTAAGACAAGTAGAGCTATAGCCGCACAGATTCTACGCCACAGGTCATTTTCATTTCAAGAATTCTGTATATCTGGAGACTCTTTAATTACTGTAATTTTACCAAAAAATAAAAAACCATATTACATACCCATTAAAAAACTATTTGATCGTCAAAATTGGAAATCTTATAAAAATATATTAGTTAGAACATTTGATGAAAAAACTAAAACATTTAAATTTTCTAAAATAAAAGAAGTATTTAATACTGGGAAAAAATCAGTTTATGAATTGACTTTACACGATGGGAAAAAAATTAAATGCACAAAAGAACATAAATTTTATACTGAAAATGGATTTGATACATTAGAAAATATAGTAGGATTAAATTCTAAATATCACTCAATGTCTAAGATTGCTTATATTGGAGTTAATGGAATACCTGTATATCAATCATATGATTGGTTAAAAACAGCTAAATTAGAATCAATTCAAAATAAAATTGGTTTAAAATATATAGCTGAAAAAGCGGGATGTTCTTATTACACTATAAGAAAATGGTTAAAAATTAATAATTTATCTTTTTCTAAAAAAGAAGTCTCTAGTTATACAGAACCTTGGAACAAAAATAAATTTGGTTATAAAACATCATTGATTGTTTCTGAAAAACATAAGGATGCTATAAGAAAAGCAAGAAGCGGATCAAAATCTAATTGGTGGAAAGGTGGATGTGATAGATCTGATAGACTTAAAATATGTGATTGGTGTAATTCTATACGTTCAAAAAAATTAAAAGATTATAATTATTCATGTTCATTATGTTTATCTAATAACAAATTAGAATTAGATCATATTATTCCAGTTTGGAAGAATAAAGAATTATCATATGATTATAATAATATTCAGGTTTTATGTTCATCATGCCATGATAAAAAACATTCACTTGAGGGTGACGCAAAAGTATTTAGGCAATTACATAATGGAAATAAATTAACTGTAAAATTCACTAAAGTAAAAAAAATTAATTTTATAGGATATGAAGAAACATTTGATTTAGAGGTTGATGACATTAACCATAACTATGTAGCAAACAAAATTTTAGTACATAACTCGCAAAGGTACTCATCGGTAACTGAACTTGAGCCAATCGAATTGCGTAGGCAGGGTAAAACAAATCGTCAGGTCGGTGATGGAGACTTTGATTTAGCTCCAGAGGATCGAGCATGGATGTACCAACTGCAACATGAGTCACAATTGTTGTACAATAAACTAATAGATTCTGGTGTTGCCCGTGAATCGGCAAGGTTTATCCTTCCTCTCAACACGCAGACTACCTTGTATATGTCTGGAACTATTCGATCATGGATAACCTACCTACAGCTTCGCAGTAATGAAGACACACAGAAGGAACACAGAGACATTGCTGAAGCATTGAAGGTGATATTCAAAAATGAATTTCCAGCTATCTACGATGCTTTATTTTGACATCTGATTCTGATGTGATATAAAAAATACATCCACAAGGATTGTCGTTTAGAACCGACATAGAAAATATTTTACCCTGCCTCATGCCTATGCTGTTAGCTTAGGAGTTCTACGTGAGGTGGGGATTTTTTTTAATTATGAAATTCAAAGTTGAACATGGTGAATCGTTGGTTGATGGATCAATCGAGGATCACCTTATTGGCATTACAAAACCATCCATAGATAGAATGCTGCGGATGGAGAATCCAGCGGACGCAATAGCCCTTTACACGTTCTATTGCTACACAAGGAAGTGGCAACACAACAATGCCGTGTACGCAACATCTGACTACGCAATGACAGCACTTGATTGGGGTCGTGACAAGTTCGCCAAAGCAAAGAATCAATTGAAAGATGCGGGGTTTATTGAGGACATTCAACGCAAGGATTCCACAGGTAAAGTTGTCGGTTGGTACGTTGGTGTTAAGTTTGTTCAAAACCACCCTGCGGATTTCCCACAGGGTGGATCGACCACAGTGTGGGAAAACCCCATACAAATACCTAGTACTGGTAATAAAATACCTAATACTAATAATAAAATACATCCATTGGCTGAAGACTTTGAAAAATTCTGGAATGCTTACCCAAAGAAAGTTTCAAAGGAACAAGCTAGGAGAGCATTCTATAAAGCTAAACCAAACATGAGTGTAATCATTCCTGCTCTTGAGAAGTTCAAGGTTTGCCAGCAGTGGCAGGACAAACAATACATACCTAACCCCGACACATGGGTTCGCAACCAGAGATGGGAGGATGAAATTATTGTTGAACAAGCGAAGAAAGAATCTGCTCCTATTCAAACTACAGATAAAAAGAATCCCATGTGGAAACAGATCAAAGATTCTGGAGAGGAACAAGAGTGCATTGAGTGGCTAAAAGAAAATACTACTTCATCGACATACGAATTACGTTGCGTTGAGGAGCGGCACTTGCTAGAATTTAGGAATCGGGTATTTGAGTTTTAACATGAACACTAAAACAAAAGCTAAGTATGCAATGATGATTGCATTCATTATCATTGTGATTGGATACTCATTGGTAGGGTATCTTGTCGCATTAAAATAAAAGTATGTTACACATCGAGCCACAAGACGGCGCAGAATATTATTTCCTATGCGAAGATGGAGAGATTTACGGACCATTCAATTCGCTTCAAGCGATGGAAGAACTCTTCAAAAAAGAGTCTGAGATTTTCCTAGATGAAGACACGGGTGAATCAAACATAACCATCCTAAAAAAGATTTCGTCAGCAGTAGTAAAAAAAGAAACGTCAGTAACAATAACACAAACACAAACAACATGAACACAGCAGGACATTGGTATGACAGGAACGGAGAAGCAAAGCACACAATCCTTGGCAAGAATGGAAAGATCCGTTCTACCACATTGCGTGATGCAAGAAGCGAAGGTTGGTATCCTTCCGTGACAACAATAATGAAAGTGCTTGCAGCACCAGAATTGGACAAATGGAAGCAACAGCAAGTGCTACTAGCGAGCATGACGCTCCCTCGCCAAGCAGATGAGGATGATGAATCGTATATGTCTCGCATAATGCAGGACGCATTCAAGCAAGTTGACGATGCGGCTGATCTCGGAACACAGATTCACGCAGCATTGGAGGCACACTTCCAAGGACTGCAATACGCTCCAGAAATGGAATCGTATGTTGCACCAGTAAAGAAATGGGCAGAACACAATCGCATTAAATTTTTACAGCATGAACTTCGTCTAGTTAATCACGAAGTTGGTTATGCTGGAACAACGGATGCGTTAATTGAGAAGGATGGAGTTCTTCATATCCTTGACTACAAATCCCGCAAAACAAAAGCGGAGTATGAAGTCAAGCCTTGGTCAAAGGAACCAATGCAGATCAGTGCTTACGCCACTATCGTTGGAGCAAAACGTGGTTGCAATCTTTACATTTCAACAACAGAACCTGGACGTATCGGTGAAGCGTGGTATGACGAAGCGACCCTAGAAAAAGAATACAAGGCATTCCAGCATGTCTCCGCTTACTGGCAGCATTCAAACAATTATGTCCCACCTAAAAAATAGTGCTTGCATTCCATTAAAAAAAATTTAATACTGAAAGTTCAATGAACACACACTCAGATGACATCAGCGAATTAGCGGTTGCTCTTGCAAAAGCGCAATCCGAAAACGGAATTGTAATCAAGGATGCAGCTAATCCTTTTTTTAAATCGAAGTACGCTACGCTTGCTTCGGTTTGGGAGGCAGTTCGTCCTGCATTAACTAAACATGGACTATCAATCGTGCAGATGCCGTCTCACGATGAGCATGGCTACTATGTTGAAACAATGATGATCCATGGAAGCGGACAATGGATTAAGAATAGGACATACATGAAGGTAGTTAAAGACGATCCTCAAGGAGTTGGTAGTTTGATTTCTTACGCTCGCAGATATGCACTCCAAGCAATGACCATGATTTGTCCAGAGGATGACGATGGTGAAATTGCAATGGGTAGGACACAGAATGTCCAACAACAGAAGCCAGCGTTTGTAAAAGCAGACGTGGATATTAAGGTTGTAAAAAAAGAAGAACCTAAAGCTGAATCAGGAACCTCTAAGTTCAATGGCCCTTCGCATCAGGAGTTGTTCCAAGCTCTAATGAAGGCAGGACATACCCAAGACGATTTCATGGCAGCTATGCGCCATTCTGGAGCGATTCCAGCGGCAGCTAAAGACTACTTCGCTATGAAAGAAGGAACAGCAGATAAGTTTCTAAAAGAATTAGAAAAAACAACCAACGTAATTATAGAATGGAAAGCATTAGTTAAATAATATGGAGTACGATAATACAAATCGCGGCGTTTTGTTTACGAACAAAAAGAAAAATGAAAAGCAACCAGACTTTACTGGCCAAATCAACATCGAAGGAAAAGAGTGGGAGATTTCAGGCTGGAAAAAAACTTCAGCTAAAGGAACTGAATTCACTTCTCTCTCAGTTCGTGAACCATACGTAAAAGAAACAAAAGCATCTGAAACAAAAGATGATATTCCTTGGTAATATGGATGAGCCAAATGGAATGGTTTCAAATAGCACTGATCATGACGATGTTGATGATGATTTTGCTGATGAAAAGGTAAAAGTTTGTCGCATCGACGATCCTGAATGTGAATCATGTCAGTAATCAAAGACCCAGACCTAGACTCGCACCACCTTGGAGTTATTGTGACTAAGCAGATCATGCGCGAAGTAGAGAAGAGTGCAAAGCTGAATTACAGGACTGCTTCGATGCAAGCTAGGTTGGTTATTGAATTATGGTTACGAGAAGCATGCGGGGTCAAGCTAAAGACCCCTGCATGCAAACCAATATACGAAGACATTAAAATAAATTGGGCAGAGGTAAACGATTTCCAGTAACATTGGCATGATAAATGCTATGTAAATTCCCGAATGAAAACAGAACATAAACTACGTGGTCAATTCAAAACGCCAAGCGGCATGATGGACAGGATGCAATTTGCAGAAATGCTTGCAGCCAAACATAAAACAGACGTTAAAACCGCACTAACTCTAATCAAAGTTTGCGAGAAAGAGGATGAGATCGAAGAGGACTCTCCTACAAATCACTACGCTTTGTTAGAGGAAGCGTGTCACATTATCGAATTTACGGATGGAAATGTGGATGAGTTGCCTGTTGCGATCTGCAAACCAGAGTTTGCTATTGGTTCTGACCAGTCAATCTTAGATGCAGCCATTGATACTCGCCTAGATAATGGTTACTCTAAGTTAGCTGAGAGGTATGATTTCGGACCGCACATGACGCAGTTTAAGCCCAAGGCAGGAGTCATTCCAACTCCAGAGGATTACGCTGGAGCTATAGGCATGGGTGTGGACATGTCTAGCAAAGGAATGTGGCTTGCGGGTGATGGCATCCGTCACCTTATGGCAATGGGGCATGAAGATGTATTGACGCAAATTGCGGCTAGTCTAAAGCTGTCCTACTCGCACGTTTCAAATTGGCATCGTGCCGCTCAACGAATCCCTTCTCATCTTCGGCATGAAATTTCACCAACTGTAGCTATTGAAATCGCAACTGCTAAGTTTTCTGACAATGAAATCGAAAACAATAAGCAAGTTTTGGAGTTAGTCCAACAAGCCCGTGCTGAGAAGTGGTCATGTGCCGAAGCTCGTAGCCACGTGAAGATGATAAAAGGGCAGGAGCCACTAGGTAAGATCGTTAAAACTGACAAGTGGGTTAAGCATTTCGGAGGGTCAGAACAACTTCTGATTCTTGCTATCAAACATTGCGTATCTACTGACGCAAGCGAGATTGATCGTGAGTTTTTCCTTGGAAAAATGCGTGAGATTTTCCATGAGTTAAGTGATAAAACACAGGATATTCTAAATAAAATGATCGAAAAAAATGGCAGCGCATAGAAAAACCTACGAGGATTTAACGAACAAACAGAAAAACTACGCACTCAATCGGGTGCGTGGTATGTCGTTGTCTCAAAGCTACCTTAAAGCAGGGTATACGCAGGTAGAAACCAAGTATGCGTCAATCCGTGGTGCTAAAATAGAACAAAGACCACACGTTAAGGAGTACATCAAACATTTGCGTGAGTCTGAGTGGGTTCAGAATGTTTTAACAATAGCAGAAAAGCGTTCGATGCTTGCTGATTTGGCAAGGGTAAAGCCAAATGAAGTAACAGAAGAGAGTCAATTTGCATCTATCTCCATTGACGCAGAGGGTAACAGGAGCATTCAAGGGCCAAAGATTTCCGACAAGCTCAAAGCGATTGAGCTAGACGCTAAGATCGCAGGGGAGTTACGTGAGTCCGACGATAAGAATCAAGTTCTAATCCAACTTATCGACGATAGATTGACCATTGATTCTCCGAAGCAAAGCCTATTGGAACAATGAACTACACAAAAATTGGCGCATTACAAACTCACCGATACATTTGGATAGATAGCGAATACACCCACGAAAATCCAATCGGACCAGTAGAGGCAATGTGGGTTGGGATTACATCAATACCATCGAGGGTATGGGGGATCAATGTTATCTTGAGGGATGGAGGAGCTTTGTATCGGAACGTCCCTCCTCATGCGATTCGATTCCAAAAGGAATCAATTAACTGGAGCGCACAAGATTCGCAGCTTTGGAATTGCTACTCGTATAACTTTGCAATCTTGCAGAACCACATTCTTGCTGGCTTGCCTGTTACAACAAAAATAAAAGACAAGATATTTTCTGGAACATATTTATTTTCAACAACCCATCTACACGATGGTTGGTCTGACTCTCCAGAGCAAGATAAAGAGTTTATATTTATCCAGTTGTCGAATGGCAGGTTGACTATTCAGCCGACCAACAGGGTTGCATTCATTGACTTGTCGTTTACCAATAGCAATCTTCCCAAACTAAAACTGCATGATACGATATACTCATGCGAACAATAAAAAAGGGAGCATGATTTCTCATGCCCCCTTGGTTAAGTTTTAGTTATTGGTCAGGGTCTATGCCTTGATCCATGTCTCGTTTGGCACACCTGTAATTGTGTTCCTCCTCCCTTTGCTCTTGCATTTCATCGTCGTATTTTCCGTAGTCGTATTCTTCTTCGTATGGCATAATTAGTTTAGTTTGAATGTGTATAACTGCACTATCTCCATGTAGGCTTGCTTCATTGTTAGTTTCCAGACGTTGCCGATTGGAATATTGTATTTAGTTTTCAACGCCATAAGAAGTTGTAATTGATTCTTAGTCGCTGGTTTTGTGCTATTTAGTTGAAACATTTTCATAAGAAAAAAGATATTATCTTCTGTAATAATGTCGTGTGTTTTTTAGTTGTAGCAAGTCTGAAATAGACTGCTGGTGTCCACAAGGGACGATCTCCTTCGTAGTTTCGTGCGTATGTTTTGTTATGTGTTTTCATGCGTATGTTTTTACTAGTTTTTCTACTGCTGCTTTTACTCCTGCGTCATCTTTTTCGTAACACAGGATTAAACTCCATGCAAAGCGTGTCAGCTTTGGCTTTAAAGCCTCAGGGGTCATCTCTACGCCTCCGTTGGCTACCATAGTTCCATCTTCGTAAAACTCCACGTCTAGCTTGTGACCAGATCGGGTTGGTAATCGTAGTTTTATCATCGTGCCATGTGTTCAAAGTTAATTTGGCACACATAGGACATTGGTTGGTTGCATTGCATGCTTATCCCAATACCTACGCATGAAACTAATGTCTCATGTATGAAGAAGAATACCCTAATTAGCATATGTGTGATCTCGTTATTCATAATGCTTTGACTATATTTCCTTCCATCTTTAAACCTTGTGCTTTCATAAATGCGGCAACGCACTTTTCAACTACGTTATAGTCATCCACATTGTCTATGACATATTCTAATGCTTCCATCATTGCTGGAGCGGCACATATTAGTCGTGCATTTTTCCTACGTGTTTCGTCATCTAACCCTACCATTTCGCAAATGTCTGAAATTGCTTGCGTGTCATTGGCATCGTGTATGTATTTCCATCCATCACATTGCCAGTTTTGTTTTTGTAGTGTGTTCATATTGTAAGTGTTTTAATTGTAATAATCTACGTCTTGTTTCTTGTCTTCTCTGACTGCGCGATATGAGGAGGTTCCTTCTGATAGTTCCTCGCACATATCGGTGATCTCGTCTTTTGCATCTTGCTTGGAGTCAAACAAGAGTGTTTCGTAATCTCCCCCTTCACTCTCTTTCATATCACCCCATTGGTTGAGGGCATTTACCATTTGGATTTTGTATTTCATGTTAATAGTGTTTGATGATTTCGTCGATTTCCTGCTCTAGTTTCGTAGCATCTATCGTGCCAATCAATTTCGATATGTCTTTTGCTACGTATTCTGCCATGTTTGTGTTCAAGAATAGGAGGGCGTATCGGATGATCTTGTATTCCCTATCAATTTTCTCTTCGATTTGTTTTAGTTTGTTTGTTTTCATAGTGTTATTTCCTCGTCTGTTGTTGCGCCTTGGCAATCGTTGCAAAATGCTTTTCCTAAATCTTCTAGTTGAAACTCCTGCTTCTCTTTATTCCATGCCATAATCGAATCGAACCAAATGTTTTCCGATTTGCAATGCGAGCAAACATATGTTTTGTTTTGTGTTTTGCGTTCTAATTCATCTAATTCATCTATAGCTTCCTGTGCTTCATTTATAGCTTCCTGTATCGTTCCATCCTCATCATTGAAAAGCCCTTGCATTTGTTCTGTTTGATACAATAGATTCTTAAGTATTGGCTTTAATATGTTCATAATGTTTTACTTTTTATTTTGTTTTCCCCAAAAATGGACAGCCATTTTGCAAGTGTCGTTTTGATTGTTAGTTTTCATAGTGTGTTTTATGTTGTGTGTTATTGTTAAACAATTTCTAATGTTCTTTGGATGTCACGTCTAAGAACCTCCCGAATCCCTGTGATTTTCCTGTCAGATTCGCTAATGATTTTTGCCGCTTGCGATTCAGCCTGTGATATAAGTTTTGCCGAATGTTCTGAGGCTTCTTTCCGCATGGCATCACATTGTGAGCGTGTTTCGCTGATTGTGAGGGTTGGAATCATGTCGCACTTCATGAGCCACTCGACTTCTGGCAGGACAGATTTAAGCCATTCACCGCAATAGCTGTTTGATCCTAATTTCTGGACGCAATCGGTGAGGATTGCCAATTCATTTGCTTTTGTCATAAGTGTGTTTTCTGTTGTGTGGTTTACTGCAATTATTACTCAGCATGAAGTGTGCCAAGTGTGTTTAATTCCCTTCCTGTATTGATGAGGGATTTTGCGTGTTGGATTTCGAGTTGAAAATATTCTGCAAAGCGTTTGATTGTCAGAAAATCGTTGAACCATGTTAAATAGGCGTATTCTGGATCATTTAAAATGCGTGTTCTCATTTAATTGTGATCCTCCCAATTTTGAATCAGTTCATTTACTGCCGCATCAATTACCACGTGTTCAATCGAACCGAGGCAGAGGGCTTGCAGGGCTTCTTTGATTTCATCTATTCTGTCCTGTATTTCGATTATGTGGAGGGCTGGAATCTCAACTATGGCTTGAGATTCTCCCCGTTCGATTGCTCCAGTGACGTGATATTGTAGGCGTTTTTTTAGTGTGTTATTCATTATGTTTATGTTTTTTAGAGTGTTCATTTTTTTGTGTAGTGTGTTAATTTCCAAGGTAAAAGAAGATTTCGCCAGATTCGGAGCGGAAAAGATTAGACGGGGCTTGCCCTGCTAATTGTGATTCTTCCGCTTCCTGCCAATCAATATCTTGTAAAGAATCGGCCCCCAATTCTCGACAATCGCCCGAAATCCATTGGAGGAAAAGGGCGTTTACCTCATTTTCATTCCATGCCGTAACCTCCTCTTGATCCCAACCACCAGAGGAACGCGCGAAATCGCGCATAGCTTGTAACTTTTCTGGAGTGTCCAGCAATTTAATTTCTTGCGCTTTTGACTGTGACGCTTTCCAAGTATTATTTCCGGCATTCTCTCCGCCCTCCGCCCTTGAATGGGAGAGGGTAAAGCAGTTCATTTCTAATAATGCTGTGATTTTGATTTCCATAATTTTAGTGTGTAGTGTGTTTTAACGTGAAACTAGGCAATAAAGGGCGATATATGGCCCCTCAGCGTCCCTTTGTGATTGCGTGAATATAGCTTGAACGTGTTCAGCGCATTCAATCTCACGTCCGATAAATTTTTGAGGCTTGTATTTTCCTAAATCATAACGTGTTCGGGTTAATGTTTGCCCATTAACTGGATGGAACAGGGAATTTAAAAGCATCGCATCGGCTTTGCGCTTTGAAATGATTGTGATTTTCATAATATTTGATAGTTGGCAGATTTGATATTTTCGATGTGTTTGCAAAGTTGATCTAGAACGGCTTGCTTTGTTCCTTTAAATTTGAATTCTTGTTTGACAATAGGACACACAGAACGTCCGCTTGAGTGTTTCATTCCCGCACACTCAAGACGTAGTGCGGAGCGTAGCTGTAGAATGCGCCAATATTTATGTTGATCTGGTGTTTCAATTATTAGTGTGTTCATTTTGATGGTTTTTTGTTTGCTGTGTATTGATTAGAGGTATTCTTGCGTTCTTTTTATTGTTTACAATAATCAGTTAAACCAACGGGAAGCAATGCCACGCCCAAATTGACGTTTGCATTTTTTGCGTATTTGATCGCCTTGGTTTTCACCCGTTACCCCATCGGCGAAATAATGCCAAACCACAGACGCAAGCAACTGGCAAACTGCGGCGCGGTATTCAGTAGGGAAGTATTGACCCGAGCAATAATCCAGCGCAATTTCTCCATTCCTATCAATGAAAGTTAAACGATTCCGACCCTCTTTCAATATGTCGGACGCTGTGCAAAGATCGCGGCTTTCAATGAATGAAAGCAAAGCTCTTGCGTCCCTTCCATGCTTTAGAATTTGCCGATAGTCACACATGAATGCCTCACGGCTTCCCCCATAATTTGCCCATTCGATCCCGCTACGCTGTGCAATATATTTATACAAAGCGGCTGTGATTTCTTGTTTATTGTATTTTTCTAGGTTGCTTGCAATGTTCATTTGATTTGATTTTCTGTTTTTTGGTTTGGATTAGTTGGAGGCGCGGATTTCAAGGAAGGGGACACAATCGACCTCAAGCGAGAATGTGCTATCCCATCCCGTGTCTTGAATATCTTTTACCCTAGCTCTGGGAAGATAGTTTACTTTTAATACCTCCCAACGTCCCCGTGCGGATTCCATGACTTCGGACAGATCAGCATTTCGTTTGAGATACCATGACGAGTTTGTTTCAAATCCTTCATTCTTGTTTCCCCAAAGCTCATGGGCTATCACGTCGAAGTGAGTTGCGTTAGTTTCACCGATTAGTTGGCTTATTTTGTTTTCGAGTTTCATATTATTTTTCTATTGTGGAATTAATGAGATTAGAATCGCGCCCATGATAAGGGCCGCAATTATACTTGTGATTTTATCGAATGTGTCTTGTTTCATATTTTTAAAGCGGGATAGTTCCCATCTATTACATAGCATAAGCTGTGCCAACTATTACAAAGGGGAAAACATAGGGAAAACATAGGGGAATGGACACAATTTGCCATGCTATGGCAGGATTTGCCTAGTGAAAATAGGTATTGGCATTAAAACAAGACACTTACGCAAAAAGACACAATTTGCCTAGTGGCAGAATTTACCTAGCATCACAGGTGGTATTCTTTGCAAGTGCATCAATTCAAGTGAATTGCAAGATTGCGTAGCATTTACCATGCCAAGATTTAAAGGGTTTTCAATGGATAAGATGGGAAAATATAGGGAAAATATGAGAGGAACTAGGGACAGACTAGGGAAAGGGTAGTGATTTCACTTGGGAAGGATGATTTCACCAGAGAGTAAAACTAGGGAATCCTAATGCAAATAGCTTGCATCAATTTTCCTAGTCTCTCCATATACAGCAAAGGAGCCAATGGCCACACAGCAAACGCCAATCTAATTCTTGCAAGTGGCTTGCATTAAAACGATTGCCTAGGTATTGCGTCACGTTGCCAATGGCAAGGCCTTTGATTGCTTCGGGTATGATGACACTAGGAAGAAAAGAAAAGGCCTAGGATCGCCTTATAGCGTAAAGGATTTTCACTATGCATTATCTGTATTATGAGAAGTTATTGATATAAGGTATTGATTGACAATGGATTGCAAAGATCCATGCAAGTGACTTGCAACAATAACGTGACCAACCGACTGACCAACCGACTGACCAACCGACTGACCAACCGACTGACTGACTAGATGGATGGATGGATGGATGGATGGATGGATGGATGGATGGATGGATGGATGGACAGCGTAGAGCGGGGAGCGGGGCGGAGTGGTAACATGGCAGAATCGGCGGGGGGACGGGGCGGGTGGAGGGTGGGGGAGGGTCGAGACGCTGGAGCGTGGGACGAAAACTACGACCTAAAGGATTCCCTAAAAAATAAAATTAAAAATAAAAAATAAAAAAGAATATCTCTTTCCCCTAAACTATACCCGCAATCGCACGAGAATGCCCTGTAAAGCCTTTTTATACCCTTAACGTCACATCATAGCCAAACTGTGTATCTGCGTAGAATTTGACGTTCTTGTTAAGTGTGGCTTAATGTATAGTGAAGTTAGTGTGTATGCGGATAACTTTGTGACAAATACTACCTATTATTTGTCACTAAGCGGAGTGGCGTATAAGAGGGGAATATGCGGTAAAATGGATAGCTACGTAGGTGGAAGGCTACTTTGTTGTATATGGGGATAACTTGATTTATGGGGAGTTATACACGGAATCGAGTATAAGTGTGTATACGTTGACTATAAGCTAGCTATACTCTAGCTATACTCTGACTATATCGCCTGATGTAAGGTGACTATATCGCCTGATGTACTCTGACTATATCGTAAGCTATACGCATGATTCTTTGTAAGTCGTTGATTTAAGAAAAGTGGGGGTGGACGGATTTGAACCGACAACCAATCAGTTATGAGCCGACTGCTCTGACCATTGAGCTACACCCCCGAAGTTGGCAATGCGGGAGTTGAACCCGCACATCATTACTGATAGGAGATTTTAAGTCTCCTGCGTCTGCCGTTTCGCCAATTGCCAGTTATGGTCAGCGTTTTTTGGGATGCGCTGCCCCCCTTGTCCCCTGCCAACCGAGATTTCTCAGCCTTGCGAGGAAATTATGTACGCACTAAACTATGGTAGATGCGTGAAAATTGGTATAGTGTTGGTAGATTATTGGCTCTCTTTTTCCCTTTCACGGAATTTTACCACATAAGTCATGTTGATATTGTTCTTTTGCATGTAGTCGAGAATGATTGTGAGATCTGATCGCATGATGTCATTCTCTTCTTCTAGCTTTTCAATCTCTAGGTAGGCTTCTGTGAGTTCGTGAGTAAGTGCTGCGAGGCTTTCGTCTCTATCGTTGATAATTTCGGTTACGATCCCTGCCATCTCCTTCACGTCTTCCGTACCTTTATCTACTTTATTGGTGATTGAGTTTATGATTTTGATGAAGTTGTCTTCCATATAGTTTAATGTAGGCACTCTTACCTAGATCGTCACCTAGGTTCACATGTTAATTCATGTTGGCAGTAACTTTTGAGGGAAGTTAAACATCCGAGTGGGTTTGTTGAAATTAAGTTCTCGTTTTTTTTCTCTGAATAAAGGGCGCATAACATTGCTCCCACCGAGTAAAACAGTAATGTTTTTATAAAGCACGTTTTTCATTTCCGATCCAAACGATTTTGTTTTGTTTTGCTTTATAAAAGGTTCGTGCTACTCAAAGTCATCTAATGTAGCACCAAGATCTCTTTTGGCTTTAATGGACTTGTCCTTCTTGTTCCTAGACCAGTCGATAGAATCCCAGTTTTCTTGGTATTGCTTACCATACGTTCCAGGTCTTGGCTTATCGCCCTTTCCATTACGATGTCTTTCAGTGTATGTTTTAATTTTCATATGTCATCACTAACATAAGTATGCACTATATATGCTAAAAATCAAATTTTTTTTCACCAATATCTAAAGAAACTTTTCCTACATCCATTCGTTCTAGCCAAGCTACAGCTTTCCCTGAATCTATAACATCCCATGGTTTAATGCATTCATCACTAATAACCCCATTATCCTGCAACTGATCCATGATGCTATCAGCGTTGCGCTTTTTTACCCTAACATAATGCTCTAGTGTATTCATCTGATAGTTACACGGGACCGATATTGCTTTCCATTGTATTTGAATGTCATTAGATCGTACCCCTGTAGGTCTTCCTCGATATTCAAGAACTCAGTCTCACTTACTGGTATCCAGTTATTGTTAACCATAACGTAGGATTGTCTCTCTCCGTGATCAGAATCGTAGAACTTTTTCTTACTTGTCATATGATACTCCATCTCCAGATTCTTCTAGTCCAAAGAACAAAGATATTCTAACCCAAGGTTTCCCGTCATCTTCTCCGCATTCTTTAGTTGCAGTAAATCCTCCAGAACCAGATGTCCTGTAATCTCCACGCAAAGCATTCAAAGTCTTCCTTGCACTCTGCCTAATCTCAACAATGCCTGGAACATCTTCATGTGAATACCACTTCCAGTCTAATGCCGTCATTACAGTTTGAACTCTATCGAATTCAAATGTGTCCATGATGTTGTCTATCTGATCCTGTATTGCTTCTTGTTTTGTCATCGTAATATGTCGTTTAATTCTTTTATTTTATTTAGTGCCTCGTCTCGTTCTAACTCTGCTCTTGCTGCCATTTCTACAGCAAACTTCCATTTGTTCTCCCAACCGATAATGTCATTCCTTGCCTCGTCACGCTCTTGGCAGTATCTCTCTGCTCTTTTCTCCGCTTGAGCAATCTGTGACAAAGCATCGTCGCGCTCGCGTTCCATCTTGCGACTGTGTTCCCACAAAATCGGATGCGAGTGCGTTGCCGCTTGCCCTAATTGAACTTCAAGATGATCTGTTTCAGGCGTATCGCTCATATCCATTCTCCATTCTTAATCTCTTCGATTTCAATGTTGATTCTCCAAAGATGCTTCCAAACAGATTGCTCTTTTAGCCAATCAAAAAATATAGCCATTGCAACGCTAGGTTCATTTGCTTTGGTAAACAACTCTCCAGAGAATATGTTTTTTTCTGAGTTATATTTTATCTTATATGTTTTCATGTTATTAAAATAATTCCTTTTGTCCATTATTTACAAAACTGTTTAATATACTTTCTATTAAAACATTAGAGTTTTTAGAAAAAATTAAAACAGGTTCGCAAAATCCAGCGGTTTGACTTTTTTTATTATTCATATTTATTCTTTTACCTAGAGAATATCCAATTGAACCATGGTATGTGGAACCAATTGATTTCATGTAATTAATTAATGGGTAACAAATTGCATTATATTCATGGTTGCAATAAACATCAGAAATATTAAACACAATAAACCCGCCGTCTTTTACTGCATTAAAACAATTTTTCCCAGTTGGAAATAAAAACCCATTCAACCAATCATTTATTTTTTTAAACAAAGCATGACTTTGCATATCTCCATTATATTTTTCAATTTTAAAATATGGTGGAGAAGTGAAAGTTAAATCAAAATAATTTTCTTCTGGGCAATCTATTTCACAACCTTTCATTTCAAAGTGAATATTTGTTTTTGATTTTAAATTTTTAACCTGTTCACTATATCCAGAAAAAACAAAAGGATTAACATCTCTTCCATAATATAATTCAACATTACTTGCTAGTGCTGCTGAAAGTCTATCTCCCCATCCCATGCATGGATCATATATTTTTTTAGCATTAAAAATTGAAAATATAGTTTTTGCTGCTGATGGTCTAAATTGAGCAGGAATATACTTTCTTAAAGCTAATGCAGTCTTAGGACTCTTTTCATAAAACTTAGATGACTCTAATCCTTTTCTGAATTTTTGAATATACCAACTTCTAATAACTGAAGGAGAATTAATGGAATCACACGCCATTCTTGCTCCATAATGGTATCTATTAGATGACAATAATCCAGTTCTATCTATTGGTATTATGAAATCCATTTTGTTTTCTATTTTTACGCTCCTTGATTCCCATTGCATTTTCTTCAAAACAGGAGTGTATTTTTTTAATTTTAAAAAATCATTATGTGATTCTTGGTCATTAGGACAATCTATTGGAAGAGTACAATCAAACTTTTGCATATTTATCATTTTTTTAGGCTTATTGCTTTAATGTTGATATATACCGCAAATTATATTTGCTCCTCAAACCTAGCTTGGTGCTTGATAAACTTAAATGGAATCATTGGAGTTCCACCATGCCTGTTATGAGTAACATGCATGATATATGCATACGGATCATCACGCTTCTCTTCATCTGGTATTACCTTGGTAAAACTATCGCAATCCATGTAGAATGTTCTTGATTCACGTACTGAACCATTCTCGTTCAACTGAGCTAACAATACAATGCAAACATTCAACTCTTTTGAGATGATCTTTGCCGTGCGGCTAACTTCAGCTACTTCACGTTCACGGTTCTTGGGATCTCCAGATGCCTCCATTAATTGAGCGTAATCGACCATTATGATCTCTACCTTCTGTTCTGTGACCAACCTACGGCAGCGAGCTTTAAACTGCGCCACAGTCATTGATGCTTCATCTACGATATATATCGGCAGCTTGGATGATTTGTTGATAGCTGCTGATAACTTCTTGTGGTCTTCGTTCTTTAACTTGCCATCGAGAAGATCACTCAAAGCAATCCTGCTTGTAGCTGCAATATACTTGTCAACCAATTCTTCAGCGGACATCTCCATGCTAATGACAGCTACTGGAACATTATCGTTAAATGCTGAGTTTGTTACCATCTGTAGCGATGATGTAGTCTTCCCAGCCTTGGCTGCTCCAGCAATGATGTGAAGTGTGCGTGGGCGAAACCCTCTGGTTGCCATATCCCACTTCATAAATCCAGAAGAGTGTCCACGATTGACTGCCCCATTCGTAACAGCAGCTTCCTCCCAACGATTGATGCAGGAGTTAAGGACTTCTCCGATATGCTTCACTTCTGTGCGAGTTGATGACATTGAAACAATGTCCTTGCTTGCTTCTTCCTGTAGCTCGATTGGATCTTTGGTTCGGTCAACAGCATCGTTCATCATGCGTTTGCATACAGAAAGAATCTTTCTGCGGACCATGCAATCCTTAATCGTCTCAAAGTATGATGTCCAGTTAGCTGAGCTATAAACGATAGTATATAACTCAGAGACGTAGTGATCTCCACCGATCCTGTCTAGTTCTCCAGATGATCGCAGAAAAGAAATGACAGTCAGCATATCAACTGGATTTTTATCTAGCCACATTTGGCTAATTGCATTCCAGATTATTTTGTGACTATCGAAGTAAAAGAACTCAGGAGTTAACTTCTCTATTGTCTTCTCTATGACTCTTATATCTTGCATTGCGGAAGAGAGAAAACCTTTCTCTGCCTCCATGTCGTGTGGTAGTATTGTGTTCATGTTCGTATGCACTGTATGTAGTGCTGTGAAGCATGTCAACTCATTTTGAATATTTTCATCAAGTCATCTAATCCCTTTGAGGAATTCTTGTGGTATGGAGTGTAGTCAATATCTTCATCAAGATCTTCGTCGCTTTCTGGCATTTGACGGAAGCCTTGTTTGTAAGCAACCTCATACGTTGTCTCAAAGAATTTTTTTATTCCAGCTTTAGTGAAAGTAATTTTATCTCCAGATAATGCTGGAGTTTTTTTTAAATAAAGTTTGAATAATTCCTCTTTACTCATAATTGTGTAAATGTTATATGCTTAAATAATGAAAAAGAATTCTATTGAAAAATCTTACGACAAGATGGGTTTGCCATTTCCATATCGTGATACAAAAGATAATGGATCATTTATAACTAAAGAGCAAGCAAAAGGAAAAAAAGGTTTTACTAAAAATAGAGTTACTGGAAAAGTTAAAGCGAGTGAACTTGGAAAATTAAATTACTAATATGTATATTAAACAATCTATGGATCGAATGGGTGTAATGAATCCTAAAAACCCGTTTGTAATAGCGCAGCAGGAAGACGAAGAAAAAAGACGGCTAGGAATTGAGAGTTTTAATAAACGGAATAAAATTAAAACAACACCTCAACCATCAGCAGCAGGAAGGCAACAAATCCAAGAAGATTATTTAAAAAAAGGAATAGCAAAAGAAAGTCAACAAAAATCTTTTGAAGATCAAAGATTTAATGAAATTTTTGGAGAAGGATTAAGAAATGCACAAGCTGCTGAAAGACGAAAAAGTGCATGGATGGATTTAGAAAACTCTAAAAGAGATCCACAAAAAGAATTTTTAGAAAAAAAAGAAGCAAAGAGAAAACAACTGCAAGAAGAACAGAACGCAGAGTTTGATAGAAATCTTAAAAATATGGCTATAGTGGCTGATATAAATAAAACAAATAGAAGTTAGTCTTAAATCCTTATGAAAAATATACAATACTCTTATGATAAGCTTTTAGAAGAACAAGAAAAGCAAAACAAACAAACCCCAAATGGGACATGGATTGAAAATAAAGCTACTTACGATCCCCAAGGTCAACCTGGTGAAAAAAAATCAAAATATATACCAAGAGGAAATGTGCCAGGTGATCCTCTTGCTGGCGTAAGGGGAGCGGAGCAAAGAGTAAATGGTGCAATCCAACAGTTTGGTAGACGTTCAGAAGAAGCTGAAAAGGCTTATGCAGGTTATAAAATGAGTCGGGAAGAGTTTGAAAAAAAACAAAAAGATGAGTTGAAAACCAAAGGAATTAGAACAAATTACGGACAGATGTTATAATTTAATTAGTGTAATCCCAAAATCACTAGCAACTTCTAACGCTATTGTATCGTTTAAGTATACTTCCTTGTAGTATACTTTCTTTATTCCATATCCTGCAAATGCACGAAGGCAATCTCTACATGGGAGAAGTGTACATGCAGCCATGTAACACTCGTTTGGTCTAACGTATCTCAATGCATTTTGTTCTGCATGGACAACGTAAATTCTACGCCTTTCTCTGCATGACCAATCTTCTTTCATTCCTTGCGGGAATCCATTGTATCCCACAGATGCGATTGAATTATCGTGACGAAGTAGAACCGCTCCTACTTTCTTCCACGGATCTTTAGATTTCAACGAAACAGCTTCAGCTATATTCATTGCGTATTTATGCCATGTCATTATCAATATCCTTATTTGGTGGTGAGTTTGGTGCATAGCAGTTCCTACCAAAAGAAACTGCTAAAATCATACCTCCTTGTTCGTATGGAGCCGTTCGTATGCTTTTATGAATCACTCAGCCAGAGGTCGTCCTTATCCTAGCTTTACTTAGTTTACACCTTTCGGTGAGAGTCAGTCTGATTCGCAATCTCCTTCCTTTCGGAAGGAGCGTATTAAGTTGGTAGTCTATTAACCCTTCCAACACCTCTCCTTCACACGGGAGTCCTTTACAGGTTTGTTCCATAGTCAGGGGATAGAACCCTGCCGTGCTACACTCATCTTATTTTACAGGCTCATTTCGGGAACTGCCGTAGCTTCATGCGAAAGAAAAACCCGCCTTGATATTCACAGTATCAAGACGGGATTTTTGCGGGGAAAAATGTATCTGAATTCTGTGAAAATTCAATTAAGATGAATTTAAATTATCAGCACTAAACAAAATGTCAACTTGATTTTTTTTAAAAATTGTTTAACAATAACTGCGATGAACAAAACACAAAGCTCTGAACAAGCTATGAAACGTAAACTCAGCGAGTGCATGGCATCTCTATCCAAGTGGTGCTTCAATCGCGCAAGTGGGAACTACAATCCAGAAACTACAATGATAATGCTGGCACACAAAGTTGTTGAGATGACAGATCGAATTGATCGGGCTGGAAAGACTAGATATAAATGAACGCATTTCATTCAGGCTGCATAGGAGACATTATATATTCAATTCCAACGCTACACAAACTTGGTGTAGAGTCCCTGTTTATTGCAGATAGACCATGGACAAAACCAATCGTCAATAGAATCGGTGCATTTGATAGGATACTTGAGAGTCAAGGGATAAAGGTTAGAGAGCATAAAGGAGAGAATATTGACTATGATCTATCTACTTACCGCAGTGCGGGTCACAAGTACGGGGAAACTATTGTATCAAAGATAGCTAGATGGGTTAACGTCCACTTAGATATGTCGGAAAAAAGTATACGTATTTCCGACAAAACTCCTTATACAAAAGGAAAGATTGTTTTAGGTAGATGCCCTAGATGGCATGGTGAAAACTTTCCTTGGAGAGAGATTGTTGAACAATACGGGAGCGACATTGTTTTCATTGGACTGCCTGAAGAACACAAGGAATTCACCCGTGAATTTGGGAGCGTGGATTATTATCACACAATAGACCTGTATGACGTTGCTGAAGCTATTAATGGGTGCGACATCTACTTTGGAAATCAAAGCTCCCCAATGGCTATTTGCGAAGGATTAAAGCATGACTGTGTACAAGAATGTTGTCTATACGCTTTTGACTGCGTTTATCACAGAGGAAATAAAGTTCATGTTATAGATGGAAACTTTACGTTCACGCATAAAGGAAGGTTGTTTGATTATAAAATTGAAACACCAAAACATGGATATAAAATAACTGTTAATGGTTATGACTTCCATTCAAGAGATAAAGATGTATGTGTAACAATAGCACGGGCATACTTGACTATGAATAATATACAATGTAATGTTGATTCATTACATGAATTAGTTAAATCATATTAATGGCTATAAAAACAAAAAACGGAAAGGTTCTTTTAAAGAATGGGAAACCTAGTTGTGAGTGTTGCGGAACACCATTTGGTCTTTTAGCTTCAGCAACATCTGCTGGAGGTAGTCAAGAATGCGCTATGGGACCAGCCGTTCAGACATATTTTATAAATCCTCCATATTCATTATCCAAAAATAAACAATATAAATTAAGAATTAATTTTAATTCTGGAGACAGTTTGTATCATGTAAATTCATTTTATCAAGCTAATTATACATTAAATCCCAATATAAACATCACATGGACAACAACATACGGAGGGACATCTGGCAATCCTTGGACTATAAGCAATGGCGGTAAAACGATAAGATATTCATTGGAGAACTCTCAGAATTGCGGAGGTTCAAATTCAAACACTCAAACGGGAACTGCTGAAGCTATTATTATTAACACGACAAGTAAAATAACAATGGGATTTAGTTTTACAGGTATAGCTGAACTTCAAGATTCTGGTTTTGAAAATATTCAATTTTATTTAGAAGATGTATGAGAGGAAAAATTAAGTGCGAACATCAAATTAAAACAAATTCTACAAATTTATTTGTATGCAAAATAGGAATGTACGGGGGGCATCCATATATTGGCAACTGCATTTCTTGCATTAAAGAAAATCAAAACAATCAAGAGTATGCTGAAAAACTTATTGAGATACTTGAGCGTTCGCATCCTTCAAGAGCAAGCAAAGTAAGCGGGTGCTGTGACTCAGCTAAAAATTACACTTGAATAAGATAATTGTTAACAATATAGTATAAGTTTTATGACTCCAGTAACTAATAAACCTCCAATGCCACAAGCACCAGGAAAGGGAATTAAATCTTTTCCAACACCTGTAATTGATGACGTTGTAATTACTGAGATTGTTAATGCATGGAAAGGCGATTATAAGGCATTAGATTACGGAGTTAAGTGGGATGAAGCACCTCACGCCTCGATGCAGGGAAGTCACCCTGAACATAAACTTGTTTTTCAAGATCCAGCTAGTGCAGATGGAGAATGGATCAAACGCATATGGGTAAATGATAGGGTAAATCAAGATAGCTATAATTACGCTATTAAGTATAGCGGAGGTTCACAGAGTCACCCTATTTACATTAGGACATATGTTCTACCAAGGGAAAGTTACGCTCCATTACCTGACTTAACTCCAGATGATGTATATCCAACGGCATTACTTGTTGAGGAAGAAGTTCAACGGAATGAAGGTGAGCTTGATTCTAAATATATAAAAGTAACTCGCGTATTTGAAACCCTTCAAGGACCAGAGATAAGTAGCCTTAGATATAACGAGCGTGGTGATTTAGAAGAAATAATTAGTCAGCAAGTAACACCTAATACTTCTCCAGATCCAGATGGACTACTTGTAACTCAATCTCAAGTTATAAAAGAAGATGTAAGTAAAGGAACAAAAATTACAGCTACTGTTCCTAGTCACTCAACGCTTACTTCTAAGGAAGTTAAAGGAGGTCTTCTTGGTGAAACAGTTATTACGGATAACATTGTTTCTCCAACAACTGCTCCAGATGCTCTATCTATAAATGTAATATCTTCTTCAGTTGAACAAACATCAGCTACGAAAGCTAGAAAAAGAACAGTAGCATCTACTTCTCCAACTACACTAACATCAGATGTACTTGCATCAACTCCACTTGGATTAGTTAAATCTAAAAAAATAGAAAGCATTGTTCCAACAGGAACTTTGCCAACAAATTCTTTAACTAAAATAGCAGATGATGTTAATGCTATAGATTCAGCAAAGAGTCAAAAAGATGAAACAATAGTTGATTCATGGCCTACATTGGTTGGATCAGATTATGATGAAACTTTAGGATTAGGGTTTGCTTGGAAAAAAACAATAGTTTCTCCACCATTAACAACATGTGATTCTTATCTTAAATGGGACGCTCAACCAATAGATGAAAAGAAAACATTAAAAAAAGAATATATAGATTGCCAAGTTCAAAGAACATTAGAATCTTATTACAATCAAATAAACACATCAATACCCATTAAACTTCCAGATACGTTACAGGAAATAACAGCTTATTTTGGTTTAAGTTATGGTGCTGGCGACTCTACTTCTACAGGTAATGGAAGTGGATCAAATTGGAGTTGGAGTACAGGAACATCTAAAAAAAATAGCGCATCAGTCAAAGGGGATTTATATTTTAAAATAAAACAAGGATTCTCTGGTTCTATTCCATGTATTCAACATGTTTTCTTTATGAAAACTTCAGATGTAAAAACAACTAATTTATTGACAGCATTAAATAATTTAAGAGCATATGCATCAACTAGAGCACGAACTAGTGGAAATTTAAAATACTTTAAAGATTGGCCCGCAATAAGATTAATAAGTGAAAATATTGTAATGATTGGTGGTTCCATGTCAGAAACACTTGCAACAAATCAAAGTCGTTCAGCAAGTAATCAAGGTGGATCAAGTTCAACTTCTAATTCAAAATCAATTGACGTTGATGTGTCAGTTAATTCTATTGTTGTTCCTCAAACTCTACATGATAATTTACCTATAAATATAGTTCAAATTGGAAATACAGGCAATTTAAGTATACCATTTTCCGTTAACCCTAATACTCTTGCTGCAACTGATCCCGTAAAAATGCCAGTTGGTAACTATTTATATTCTTCTGATGTTCAATTATATAAATTTGGATACTCAAAAGTAACAGCAATCACAATTGAACTAACAGAGGATTACGTTTAAATGAGTGCAAATTCATCAGCATCATCTGAATATATTCCAGATCCACCTAGTGGTGGATTTCATATTTTGGTAGCAAATGGAGGAATAGCTAACTGGGTCCCATTATCTGGAAATGGATTACTCCAATTACAAGGAACAAGTATTAGTACGTTAAATCTTTCTGGAGATGGTTTATTAAGAATAAATGGAACAAATATTAGTGTATTAAATAAATCTACATCTAGTGAATTGTTAAATGGTGGACTTGGTTGGACTGGCACGGAGGCTTGTCCATAAATACATTATTGACTTTTTTAAAATAAAAAATATAAAAACAATATGCCATTAACTAAACAAAGCCCAATTCAGAATCAAGGTTCGCAACCTCTTATGTCAAGAAGAGGTGCAGTTGAAAAACAATATTCCGATAGCGATTTGAATTTTAATAGTGTTCCATATGGCGAACAAACACTTGGGTATTCTACTAAATTATCTCCAGATCAAATACGCAGCGTAAATAAATATTCAGATAAACAAATTCCAGTTCCAGAAGATGAACCTAATAATTCATTTTCATCAATAAACGATTCTTACAATAAGATGTTTAGTGATTATGAAAGTTATAGTTTTGATCCAATGAAACGTGCTCCAACAAAAGAAAAACGAAAAGTAAGTATGGCATTACGAGATCCTAGTAAGGGAGCAGGGTTTTATGATGACCCCAAAAATTATACTAGCGTAACATTAGATGCTGGCACGATGCCTAGAAATGAATTCTCAGATAAATATAGCGGAGTTAAAAAAACTGATTTAACTAGTTTTGAAAAAAATAAATCATATCAACAGGATTTATTAAAAAATCCTGCATTATCTATGTTTGATGAAAGAACTTCGTTTGTTGATAAATTTAATACATTATGGAAACCTAACAAAAAATATAAATGAGAATTACACTTGGACAAGCTAGAGAACAACTTTATCAATCCATTGTTCCATCTATTGATAATCAATTAAATATTGATAAGTTTAACTCTTATTTAAACTTAGCTCAAGAAAGATTAATAAATAGTGGTAAATGGAATGGGACTATATTACCTGTTAGGTTTTTATCTCCTGATGGAATTATAACTCTTCCAAGGAAGTTTATATCAATATTAGCTTCTAAGTGGGTTAAAGATCAAGCATCTGGCCCGATTCAAATACATAACAATTGGTTTTCATATCTGAATGCTACAACTGATTTGTGGTCTTCATCTCATTGGCCTCGGTATGGATATAATAATACTTTTATAAATGATATTGGAGATGGATTTTGCACATTCAAAGATTCTCCATATACATCCTGCACATTAAAAATAGAACTAGAAAGCAATTTTGATTCAGGTAATAGCGTTGTAATACAAGGCAAGGATACTAACGATAATCCAGTTACAATTACGCACACGTTATCTTTCCCTAACTCAACTACAACTCAAGTTTTTAATGGGACTATAACGATGTTCCAAAAGCCCATAACATTTGGTCGCATTAATTTGTATGCTGTTGATGGTGTAAATCAAACTTTAATAGGTTCATATGAGGCATCTGAAACAACAGCAAGTTATCATAGATATTCAGTTCCTAATGAGCCAGAAGTTGATTATATTGATGCGTTGTGTAAGATGAGATATGTTCCATGCGTAACTGATACAGATGAAGTTATTGTTTCAAATTTAGGCGCATTAAAAAACATGCTTACTTCATTAAGGTTTGAAGATGAAGCTGATTTAGAAAGATCTGAAATGTTCTTTAATAAAGCATTGCAATTATTGAACGGAGAAAATAAAGAAACTAGGGGTGGATCTAAGTGGACATTAAACATAGATCCAGCTACAATGCAGTTTAATAACCTTTGGCAAGGAAGATAATTATGGCTACTTTTACACAAACACCTGGACGAATTGATATTGAAGCGACAGTTGGTTCTGAATTTGCAACTAACTTAAATTTCAATGCAAATATATCTACAGCTACATTTGATGCTGCTATTATAATTCAAGAATATCCATCTGTTATTGAAGTTCCAATGACAGTAACAGTTCTTGGAACTCAAAGTATAGCCCTTTCAATGTCTGCAACACAGACGCAAAATATTGGAGCTATATCTAATAAGAAGTGGTATTTAAAATGGACATACTCTTCAATAACTCAAACAATATTAAGTGGCAGGATTCAGCTATCAGTTGTCCCCATCAATGTAAATGTTCCTAATAATGTTAATGCAATTATTGAGAATTTTGATATTAATGTAACAGTACCTTATGTTTCTGCTATTGGGGCTACAGGTTCCACTGGCTCAGACGGAGCTACTGGTCCTCAAGGGTCTACTGGTTTACAAGGTTCCACAGGAGCAACTGGAGCAGGGTCTACTGGAGCTACTGGTATTCAAGGAGCAACTGGAGATTTCGGAGCCACAGGACCAACAGGTATTGGATATGATTTTGTGTTTTCAACCACTCCAGCAATACCATCTCAACCATCTCCAATACAATTAATTGTTAACGATAGAGGGGCATTCTTTACTGGAATGCGAGTAAGGGCAGTTAATTCAAGCACAAATTTCTTTGAAGGACTTGTTACAATAACAAGTGATACGATATTTACAATTGATGTAGATTACTTTGTTGGATCAACCGCTGGTTCTTTTTGGACAATATCTGTTGCTGGAACAATGGGTACACAAGGATCTACTGGATCTACTGGAGTTCAAGGTGCTACTGGAATAACGGGAAATATAGGTGCTACTGGTTCAATTGGTATAACTGGATTGACAGGAGCAACTGGATCTTCTGGAATAGATGGAGCAACTGGTGCTACAGGACCAGAAGGGGCAACTGGATTAGGCGCAACTGGGGCCACTGGAGTTACTGGATTAACAGGTCAAACAACTACATTTTACAGATATGACGCTGAAGTAACTCAAACATCTGGATTTCCAACTGCTGGATATTTGTATTGGAATAATTCTACTCAAATAAATTCTACACAAGTAGCATTATCACACACAACGGCATCATCTGAAGATATAGACTTATTGCTTGCACTAATTTCTGTTGGAAATCAATTTGTTATACAGTCAAAATCTAGTTCTACAAGTTTCCAAAAATGGGAGGTTTCAGGTGCGCCAGTAGTTGTTGCTAATAGTTACATTGAATTACCAGTAACACTTATTAATAGCGGAGGAAATGGAAGTACTAATTTCTCTCAAGGAGATAATTTAATATTTGTAATTACACAACAAGGAATTCAAGGAGCTACTGGACTAACTGGAGCAACAGGCATAGGTGCTACTGGGATTCAAGGAGCGACTGGATCACAAGGATCAACTGGAACAGCAGGAACTGGAATAACATTAAAGGGAACTGTAGCTAATATTGGAGATTTACCCTCTGTTGGAAATACTGTAGGAGATTTATATATTGTTACAAATTCTAATGGAGATGGATTTGCTTGGGATGGAATAACTTGGAATAATGTTGGAGCAATTCAAGGACCACAGGGGAGTACGGGTTATACTGGAATTCAAGGTAATGTTGGAGCTACTGGTTTAGTTGGAGCTACTGGGATTCAGGGTCCACTTGGAGCTACAGGATTAGGAGCTACTGGAGCTACTGGAGCTACTGGAGCAACGGGAGCAACGGGATTAGGCGCAACTGGAGCTACTGGAGCTACTGGATTGGGCGCAACTGGAGCTACTGGAGCTACTGGAGCTACTGGATTGGGAGCTACAGGAGCAACTGGTCCAGTTGGTCCAACCGCTCCACTTTACCAAGCTACATATTACAAGAGTGCAAACCAAAATCTAGTTAACGGATCTACGGATATTACATTTGATCAAGATGCTTCTTGGAATAATGCAAATGGATATATTACACACGCATCTGGAGCAGCAAATTTTGTTGTAGTACAATCTGGATTATATCAATTAGAATGGAATGCTTCTGTAAATGCAAATGGAGCTACATGGAATACTAGCACAAATAAAGTAGTATCCATTGACATTACTCGTTCTCCTATTTCTGAACAAGTTGTAATTGGTCAAACCGCAGTCGCGGCTACAACTCAAAGTTATACGCAAAATGTTGTTTCTACTTTTAATCTTGAAGCTGGCGATATAATAAATCTTCGTCATTTTGGGAACTTCGCAACAGCCACTCCATTTGCTCAAGGAGTTCAAAATACAATTGATCTTAATACTTGGTTTTCTTGGAGGTATGTTTCAAGTGGACCAATTGGAGCAACTGGAATTCAAGGGGCGACTGGACCAAGTGGTGGTGCAACTGGCTCGACTGGCTCGACTGGATCTACTGGGTCTACTGGGTCTACTGGGTCTACTGGCTCCACTGGACCAGCAGGAGCAACTGGAGCGGGAGCAACTGGGATTCAAGGCGCAACAGGAATTGGCGCACTAGGTTCTACTGGGGCAACTGGGGTTTCAGGGGTTTCCCCTTGGTCTTTAAATGGCAGTACTGTTTATTACAATGCTGGCAATGTTGGAATAGGTGAATCTAATCCTGCTCAAAAATTAGTTGTTAATGGGGATATTCTTTCAATAACTGATTCTACATTTAACGGAATTCGTGTTGGTAAAGGAGGAGGTAATAGTGCAAACAACACTACAGTTGGAGCCCTTGCGTTTAGTGGCAATTTAACAGGAACTGGAAATGTTGCTGTTGGAACATATTCTTTGCTAGTTTCTAATTCAAATTATAACACAGGAATTGGATCGCAAGCTGGAACTAATAATACTAGCGGAACTAATGGAACATTTGTAGGTGCTGTTTGTGGAGCATCAAATTCCATAGGAAACAAAAACACATTTGTTGGATCACTCGCAGGATTACTTAATACAACTGGATCATTTAATTCATCAATTGGTTATTCGGCAGGCTCAACAACAACAGAAAGCAACACAACTTGCCTTGGAAGTAATTCTTTTGTTACAGCAGCAAACCAAGTTCAACTTGGAGACTCAGCAACAACAACATACGCATATGGTACAGTTCAGAATCGTTCCGATATACGAGATAAATCAGACATTCAAGACACTGCATTAGGACTTGATTTTATCAATTCACTTCGTCCAGTTGATTTTAAATGGGACTATCGTGAGGATTATCGTGAAGAAGCACCTATTATTCCATCTCCAGATGCTTTAGAAGAAGAAAAAGAAGCATATAAAATAGCTTTTGAAAAGTGGAAAGAAAACTCAAAACTTTCAAATATTACAC